TCTTTTTTGTTGTTGAAAGGAGGTGATGAGCATACTTCATCACTCTGGCTCTAAAATTAGACTTTGTTTCCATAATTCACTTTTTTTGGTTTGACTTTTATGTTATTTGGTATTGCAAATATAGTCAAAAGTTATGTAATAGCATAACTTTTTCAAAAGTTTTTTTTCTTCTGAAATCGAATTAAAACCTTATTTAACTCTAATAGGAAATCTCCTGAAGTATAAACTTCCGAGCAGAAGAAATACGACTTCTTACAGTTCCGACAGGAATGTTCAGGATTTCACTTATCTCATCATAAGAATACCCACTAGCATAATACATCACACTATCAATACAACGGGATTTTTTAGCACACCGTTGTATTGTGGAAACCAAATCATCAAACAGTATTGAATGAGCTGTACAGTTAGAAATGGCACTTCCGTCTACCATATCAAGCCCTGTAAAATGTATAAGGGAATTTCTATTGTATCTTATTATATAAGTATTCCTCATTATAATAAGGCACCACGGTTGAAGTGGTTTAGAACAATCAAATTTATCACGATTCACAAGTAGCTTATAAACTGTATCACCGGCTAAGTCTTCAGCATCTTGCATGGAACAGCAGAATTTTCTTGCCACCTTTAATATCCAAGGATATATTTCTGATAATTCCTTTTCAAAGTCCATTGTCAGCCCTCCTTATTAGGTGTATCTTCGGTTCGCCATTAATGCACCTTTCCACATATTTCCGGTGCATGATACTTTGTTCGTGCATTTCCTTAGCAGAACGCTCGATTGAACTAATAAGAGTGCCTATATCGGGGGGCAATAAGGCAATCATTTTTTTTACCTCGGACACTTCTGCTGTTATCCGATTACACTTCGTCTCTAATGTACGTAATTCTGACAATAAAACATTGTATAAACGCCTATTTATACAATGGATGCTGTTTTTTCTATTCATAAAAAAGTCGTTTGTGATTCTAAAGGAGATGTACAAACGACTGTATGAAATAATTCGCTTTAATTAAAAATTAATCGAATTACAGCATATATGTAATACCGATATTATCATGTGCTTCTTTTCCTAATCGATATTTCAACATCAGCTTGATGAACGATATTTGCGTAGACAGCAGCATTAATTACACGAGAATCAATACTCATTTTAAAAAATGTCATTAGAAAAGCAATCTCAGCATCAAAAGAAGAACGAATCTGTTCAGGAGTAGCCTTACTTCCTTTATGTTCCTCACTGCGTCTTTCCTCATTCCGTTTTTGCTCAAAAATTGCAGAATGAAGTAAATAATCAATCTTCGATATTACTTGTTCATCACTCATATTTCGGGTATCTACATTTAGTTGCCCCAATACCTGACGAACATCATCATAAAAGCCAAGAGAAACAAGAGCCTGACAAATACGAAGACTCAATAGTTTGGCACGTTCCTTCAGCATATCCTCTTTGTCCATTACCATAGCCTTCATATTTGAAGGATTAACAATACTTCTGTATTCGACAAGTAATTTAGACGCTATTTCTTTAAGCGTGCTTTCGGACATAGATTTGCAGTCCGAAAGCAAACAAACATAGTTTCCGCATGAAAGCTCAATGAAATCATTCAATGTTATTTGATTTAATCTTTCAATCATGACTATTTCAGTTTAGATAACTTATACAGTTCAAATTCACGGTTAGAAGCATCCTGACGCTGCATTTTAAGACTCTTCATCAAAAGGAAATTTGTTCTATCAACCCTTTTTTCTAATCGGGAATAATCATTGAAAACAATGGTATCACCGGAAGAAGATGCAAAATATGTCGGTGAAAATGTAGGAAAGTCCCAATCTGGCATATCAAAATTAGAGATATCTACCTTATCAACATCAGGAAAGACTTGCGCACCTTTAGGAATATCAACTAAAGTTGGAGTATCAGGAGTAATCCATGCTTTTCCAGAATACATGATAACTTCATGTTTACCGGCATCACCAACTAAAGCGGCACCGCCGGGATGCCTATCATTACCTTGAGTACCGTCTGCATAGGAAGGAATAGGAGTTGCAAGAATAGTTGCAACCTGAATTGCTCCCATGGCACCAATAACAATAGATAAAGGAATATTCGGTAAAGCTTCAGTTATTGCCAGTGCAGTGGCTATTCCAGCTTGAGCGACACTAGTCGCCTTTTCCCAAATGGCTTGTTTACGTGCCATTTCTTGTTTTTGTTTTTCAAGTTCAGCATTCTTAGCTTCAGTTCTTTCCTTGGCCGCACGCTTACGAGCTTCTGCTTCTTCTTCGGAGATTGCTCCCGAATCAGCTAGATTCTGTATTCGTTCTACATCCTTATCATATTTCTCATCATTAGCTTCCTGCTCTTCTTCTATTTTCTGAATCTGACCATCATAAATAGTAGAGACTAAGTTTCCAATAGCTCCCACAGCTTGAGATGCAGTTTGAAGCCATTTTTTCAGATTCCTCTGACGTTCTTTCTGTGCTTTCTCATCCGCTTTAGTAACTTTATTGATAGCATCTATTTCCGCTTCTGCTTCTTGCTGGGAAAGGTCCGCTTTCAATTTCTGTAACTGCTCTGCAATCTTTGCCCTATCCTCTGCACTCAAATTTTCGTTTCGAAGTTCCAACTCCAACGCATCAATTGCAGCTTCGGTTGTTTTACGTACATAATCTAATTTTAACTGATACTCAAGTTCTGCATACTCTTGCTGGGTTATTTCCTTAGAAGCTAACTGTTTTTTAAGAGCAAGCGTATCCATAACATATGCAGCATCCCGGATTTCCTGCTCATGCGCTGCATTCTCTGCTATTAATAGCACCTGATCGGATGCATGTCTTTCGTAAAGTTCTTGTTTCTTTTTTGCATATTTGTCGTCAATGAGAAAAACATCTTCACCTGTTTTCTCTGCTGCATCAATTTCTGCTTCACGTTGCAATTCCAACTGGTGCAATTTCAAATCAAGTTCTTCCTGGGACCCCTTTTTTACAACAGCAAGAGCGTTCTCAACATCCTTCTTCTCACGATCAGAATTATACTTAATAGTAAACTCATCTAGCTTTTCCTGCATTTCCTTAGCTAAATTCTGACGTGTAGCAATTTCCTCTTTGCTATTACCCTTGACGGCAGCAATCTTCTTCGAGTAAGCAACACCAATTTTAGCAAGTTCTTTCTCCAGTCCCTCATCCATAAGAGCTAGTTCTGACTCCTGATAAGTTTCATGAATTTTCAGCTTCTCTTTGAGAGCTTTTTCCTGTTCACGTTTTTCTTTATCAGTAAGTACCTTTACTGAATTCCCCTTTGTACCACCATTCTCTTTCAAATCAATGGTATCAAGTTGTTCAATAAGAGATTCTGTTATTGATGAAATAGCCTTCTTACCTGCAGCAGCTTTAGTTGCAACATCGATCTCATCTTTAATGACATTATTTGTGCGTCTCCATGAGGTCAGAATTGTAAAGAATCCCCTGTCTTTCAATTCTCCTTCCAATTTCTTACGATTATCTATAGCTAATTGATAATCACTATTTTCATATTCCAAACGAGACTTCAATGTTTCAATATAATCCTCTTTAGCCTTTTTGGCCGCCTCATCAGCAGACATTCCTGAATTTATATATTCTTTATACAACCTCTGCATATTTCTAGCATTCTTCTCCAAAATATCAGATTTCATCATCTCTTTCTGTGCAAAGGCAACAGCCTTATTGTCTGCTTCATCTTGTAATTCAGAATACCCCTTCAGCTGTGTAGCAACATTCCTCAACCCTCTTGCCAGAAAATCCAGGACATCCTTCATTATACCCTTGGAATCATAGAAGGATAACATAAATGCTTCCCACGCAGAAGAAAGTCCCGCAATAGAACCTTTAACATTGTTACTCATGGTATCTGCCATATCTGCTAGTTCTTTATCCACGCCTGTAATTTGGTCCCTCAATGGAACAATTTTATCAGAAGCTGTAAGAAAAGCATTGAAAGCGGCGACACTCCGTTTATCTGTTAATTCTAAAGTTGTATTCAAATCTACACCTTGTTCTTTCAGTTTCTTTAAACCAGCAACCAACTCAGGCAATGTTTTTACAGGTTCTCCAAGTGCTTTAGCTAATTTGCCATTGCCATCAGCCAAATTCAACAAAATATTACGAGTGGCTGTTGCAGACATTGAAGCATCAAAACCTGCATCTGCAAGCTTTCCTAACAATGCCAAAGTATCTTCTATTTGGAAATTGAATGCCTTTGCAACTGGACCAACAATAGGCAAGGCGGTAGCTAGGTAAGAAAAAGATAAGGCACTCTTTGATGTAGCAACAGCCATAGCAGATACATAACGTTCTGTTTCTTTAGTGCTAGCATTAAACATTCTCAATGCAGCACCAGACAATGCGGCTGCATCCGAAAGTTCAGCTCCAGTTGCTTGTGCGAATCGTAATATGGCACCTGTCGAATCTAATATTTCACGACGTGTAAAACCTAATTTGGCTAATTCTATTTGTAGTTCAGTAGCTTGTGCAGCTGTATATTTCGTTGTTGCTCCTAATTGACGCGCATCAGTGGTTAATTCTTTGATATTGTCAGCCGTCGTACCTAAAATCGCTGCAAGTTTGCTATTAGCAAATTCAAATTCAACAATGGAACCAACGCCTTCACGCAGCTGCGTAAACATCTTAACAATCCCTCCAACAACAGCTTGTGCACCAATATATCCAGCAGCCCATCCTTTCAATCCTGCACTAACTTGGCTTAGCCCAGGAGCCATCTCCGTTTTAAGCATCCTTCCTGCATTCCGGGCAATAATACCCATATTCTGCATGGACTTATTACCGTTCTGTATCTCAACCCATGCAGCCTTTACTTCTTCCCGGTATGCACCAATTGTCATTTTCTGTTGACTATATCGATCGGAATTTCGCTTTATGTAATCAGTGTTGATTCCAATAGTAGAATTAAGACGGGCAAGTGTACGAATATAGTTTTCATCCGTATCTTTCAAAACATCAACAGCCTTTTGCAGCTGCTTATTCATTTCCTTTGCTTGTGAACGGCTATGTACTTCCTGATTAGTCAAGATAATAGCAGTTCTGATAAGTTTCAAACGTTCTTCTTCAGATAGAACAGCTTTCTTACGAGTAGCATTACCGGCATTCTGCGCTTTTGTCAAGTTAGCTTCTGCTTTAGCAGCCTTTTCCAAGGACACAGCATTATCCGAGTTTGCTTTGGTTAGTTTCTTCAGTTCAGCAGCAGATAATTTCTCTACATTTAGCTTTTCCTCTATCTTCTTACTGACAGTTTGAGTTATTTCAGACTGTCTTCTAAGGGCTTCGGTTAATTCAGCAGATGCAGAACCAGCCGTTTTTGCTTGGGTATTATAAAGATTACTCAACTTTTCAAGATCAGCAACGCCTTCTACATTTAGTTTCAAACCTTTTGCTAATTCTTTGGCCGCATTAGCATAATCAGCCCTCACACGCTCAATAGTATTATCAAGCTCCACCAATTTCTGCAAATCGCTCTCATCAACGAAATCTTTTAATTTTAAATCTGCCATAATTACAGGTAATGTCTATATTCAACAATCTTTCCTTTTATCTCAACTCCTAGTTTATCAAAAGCATAGGTACCATCTTCTTTCTGATAAACGACATACATGCAACCATCCAAGACAGCTGCTTTCTTTGCCAGATCACTGATACGTTCCAGTTCACTCTGCATCTTTTTTATTTCGCAACTACAAGCCATTTTCTACCGATATCCACATTCTGAAAAGAAACGTTCCATCCAGGGACGGAGATACATAATATTAAAGTACTCTTTAGCTGTATCACCAATGCCTAAAATCT